CCCGCAAAGGCATTCGCCGCAAGGATCAGCCCCCCTGTGCCGCTGAAGATCGAAAGCAGCCCTGCACCACTCGCCCGGAGTTGGTGCGCTCCCTGGATTACCCCCGGGATGTTGTTGGAGATCGACTGCAGGCCCATCGTAGTCGACGTCCCAAATGTTGCCATGTCCTGCAGGAGGAAGCCCAAATCGCTCGCCGGACCCATGGCCCCGCGCATGCCGCCCCCCATTTGCTCAGAGGCCTCAGCAAGCTGCCGCCCTTGGATCGTCGCGTCTTCGAGGCCCTCATCCACCAGCTGCACGCGCCGCTGCAGGTCTGCGTACGAGGCCTCCAGGCTGTCAATCGCGGGCAGGCTTCGCCCCACCCGTTCGGTGAGGGCGGAGAACGTTTCGTCCTGCGCGGCATCAATGTTTTGGGTGACCTTGATGACCCGGTCGCCCATCTGCGCAAAGGAGCGCTCAATCTCTTGCGCTGTCAGCTGGCTTCGCGTCCGCAGGTCCTCCACGGACGCAATCATGCTGTCGAAGTATCCGCGCCCTAGAGTCTCGTTCAGAGAGCTAAACACCTGCTCCTGCGCAGTCCGCAGGCCCTGCATGGACGAAATAGCCTGCCGGGACGAACGCCCAATCTGGCTGAACACGTCCTCCACGACGGCCTCAGAGTTGCGCAGGCCGTCGCTAAACTGCTCCACGCCGCTCCGGGCCTCCTGCATCGTCCCGGAGACGACAGCGCCATGCTGCTGGATCTGCCCGTTCAGCGAGGCAATGGACTGGTCTGCCGAACCCTCCAGGCCCGCAAAGGCCTCAGACAGGGACTGCAGCTCCGACTGGGCATCGTCGGCCTGCACCCGGATTTTGATTGTGGCAGACTGTGCCATCGCGCTGCTGGGGGAGTACCCAATGCGTGCTAAGAGTCAATGCTTCGCCCTTCTGCTCGCGCCCATTTTGCGACTACTGGGAGGCGGCGCTGCATCAGCGTCTCGTACTCGTCAAACGACGCGGCAAGGTCGCGAATAATCGACGCCCAGTGCCATTCATCCTCGCGCATCCAGTCGCGCCACCGCCCGAACTGTTTGCGCCACTTTCGCAGGCCTCTCGCATACTCTGAGTCGGCCTGCGGCGTAAAGTCGCTGCGGCAGGGGCGGTTGCTAAGCCCTTCGGTCAAATCCCGAAACCGCCGCTCGTCCCGAATGCGCGCTCGGAAAAATCTTGCTTTGCCTCCCGGACTACGTCCACCCGGATCTCTTCATCAACGTCGGCCGCATCCAGCCCGCGGAAGAGAACTGGTGCTGCCTCGGAGAGGAACTGGAAAAAACCGACCTCTTCTCGGTCATTCCCGAGCTCCACGGCCTCCCCATCTTCCTCTACCTCTTTCGTGTGGTTCGGGATCACGCGGTGCGGCTCCAAGCCGAGCGACTGTGCGGTCTGGATTTTCTCTTTGCGCCCGCCGGGGAGCCGAAGTTCTAGCGTGAGGAGCTCCTTCACTCGCGCAGAAGTGGGCGGAAGAAGTTCGTACTTACGGCCGTCGCCGAAGGGCTCGTACTGCTTGTCCATCGTATCGGGAGAAGAGGAGTGTAAGTAGGAGTGAGTGTTAGTAGCTGGCGTGCTCCGTGCTTCCGTCGAGGCGCAGGGCCGGAAATGCCTGGGTGATCGTCACATCTGATCCTTTGCTTGCACCCTGCAGGTCGTGTACGCGGAGCTGCAAAGAGTAGGTGTTGTCAGGCAGTGTCCAGGTCACACCAAACCGCCCAATTGTATCGAAGGTGGTGCTACTGTCTTTGAGCTGGGTACGAGAGTAGTTTTGCGAAAGCGCACGAATTTGGTCGTCGGTGTTAATCGTGTCGTTGTCGCTGTACAGGTCGACAAAGCTCGCGCTCAGGGTGAGCTCCACCCCAGGAAGCGGGAAGACCAAATCACTGACCAACGTCAAAAACGCAGCATTGCCATCGGAGGGCACGACAAACGATTGGTGGCCCGTCCCCGACGCAAAACTTGGCGTTTCGGCATCCGCCCCCAGCGCGTATCCATCTGCAAGCCCATCGCCGTCATTATCCCGCCACGAAGACGCCAAAAACCCAGCGCCCTCTTGGTGGTTGACTGGTCGGAGCAGGTTGGTGCCCTTGTAAATGTTGTGGATGCCGTGCCCCGACCGCGTAAGACGAGCCCGGAGTCGGTTTAGGTTGGCGTGCTCGTCAAACACCGGCAGCTCCTGCAGCTCCGAGAGCGCGTCTTGCTCGTACCACTGAATGGCCGCTTGCTCCCCCGCTGCCACAAACGAGAGCGGCGTATCGTTTGCGCGCCACTGCTCTAGCTGGGCCTTGTCACCTACATCCGTAAACTCCACGACGACCTCCGAGAAGTCCCCCGTTGCCACCTGGCCCCCGGTCGGGTTGGTCGGCCCGTCTTCCCCGCCCCGGGCCTGTGAGAAGTCAAAGGTGTCCACGTACTTCGCGTCCACCTGCACCGTATCGCCAGTGCTCGGGTCATAAAACGCAAAGGCTTGAAGTCCGGAAAGCTCAGTTCCCATGGCGCGGGGAGGAATCGTCAGAAGAGATCAGCAGGGGAGCGATGGGCAAAGGCCTAGCCCAAGATGCTACCATCGTCGTAGGCCCGCATGGTCGCCACCAGCGTGTTCACTGAGCCGTGCTCGGCAAAGGTGGGCTGTTCCTGGAGGCTCTGCCAGGGGCAGTCCATATAGTCCTTGTTGGTCGTGCCACCACTGCCATCCGGCAGCTTAAAGCGCACGTCAACGTTTGTGTCGCCTGTGCGCCACGTCTCCAACTGGCCTTTTACGGCCATGTCGGACGTCTGTACGACGACATCGCCCAACTGCCCGCCCCAAAGCTGCCCACCCTTTGGGTTCTCAGGGGTGGCGGGGTCGTCGGCCGTAAAGTCGGTTTCGTCATGGATGTTGTCGCCGTCGATGGTCTGCTCTGAGCCGGAGGAGAAGTTCTGTCCGGCCTCATCAATGACAACTTCGGTTGCGCCTGAAAGCTGCGTGGACATGGCGGTTCTGGTCGGTTCGCGTAGAAGCTAAGATACGTACTCAAGCTGCCCGTTTGCCGCAAGGGCGCGAGCAACGTCAATATGCAAAGCGGGCGTTGTGCGCCCCTGCGTCGCCCCAGGACGAGGCACGGAGCTGGAGACCACAACGGTATAGCCCCACTCAATCTCAACGCGGCGGCCGTCGGTGGTCGCCACAAATGCCGTTGGTGCCGCCCCGCCGCCCTCAGGAAGCACGAGGCGAGCATAGTCGCCGCCGGTGATGTCGTCGGGCGCCCAAAGGTCAGCCATTACGTATAATCCTGAAATTGCGTCGTGTCGATCGTGATGGCGTCGACCCGCAGAATGTCTTCTCCATTTCGCACCTCACTCTGCGTTCGGCTTGTCTTTTCGGCGTCGCCGCCCGTCCCCCCAAACTCTTCGTGCATCGCTTGGAGAAACGCCGTGCGCTTTTCTTGCAGCGCACTTCGAGCCGCCGAGCGCTCACTCGCCTCCGGCCCGCTCTCTACCGCTAGATACACGACGTGCCGCACGGGCACCTGCTGGTACAGGCCGGAATGGGCGCCGCTGCTTTCGTGCTCCAGCTCTTCCTCTCGCGGGTCGATGGCAAAGGCCGGCGTATCCGAGTCCCGTAGCTCGTCCGGGAACGTGTCCGGGTGATAGCTCGAAAACACCCCGCTCTGCCGGGCGGCGTCTTCGAGCAGTTGTTTTGGATCGTCGGGAGTCACGGCCATGTGCTTACTCTAGATGATCCGCAATTGCGCTCTCGATCCGGCCCGGCACTTCGCGTTTCAAAAGGCCAAAGGGCCCAGTGAGGTAATCCTGCCGGTCGGTGCCTTCGCGGGCAATTTTCCACTGCACCGCGTAGGCCGCATCGTCGTCGCCCCCAAACTTTTTCCGGACCCACCGCTTGAGGGGCTCAATTGGCGCCCAATGCGGGCGCGTGCCGTATTGGACGTATGGGGCGTAATGCACGCTGGGGCCAATCTCAAGCTCAAAAAAGCCTGCGTCTCGGTCCAGAGAGGACGTCACTGAGCCCTTGAGGTCTCCCTCCGTGTTGATCCCTTTGTTGTCGATCACCTTCCCGATATAGCGCTCTCCATCCAGCCCAATGCTGAGCAGCTCTTGCTGCACTACACCAGTGAGTCCTGTGCCATAGCCACCACGAAATGTGGTCTCAAGATTGCTCATCAAATGGCCCACACTTGCGATTCATCGCGGATGAGGTCGCCAAGCAGATCGTCGGCTTGGCTTCGGAGGCGGCTTTGCACCTTTTCCACCTGCCCCTGCGAAAGCAGCTTGCGAATCGTCTGCTGTTGGTTGATCAGGCCGATGTCCTGCACAAGGCCGCCCTTGCGAGACAGTCGTAGCGCGCCGCGGTTGCCGAGGTAGGCCGCAAGGGCCCGGAGCGCTTCCGCGGCAGCAATCCGGTCGTACTCGCCGTCTCCCTGCGACTGGTTGGCCTTGACGTCGTCGTACTTGTCTTCGCCCACGTCGCGCCGCACTTCTTCCGTCGCCAGCACCCGGTTGGGGAGGCTGAAGACCTTCAGTGCAACCTCCTGTTCGAGGTCGAGCCATTCCATTAAGTCCTGGGGGGAGTAAAGCGCCATCAGTCACGGACGGGCTACTGGGAGGAGCGCTGCGCTTCGAGTGCGTCGGCGTTGGCCTTGGCTTCTTGCTGGGAGCGCGCGGATTGGCCGTCCACGGCCTCCTCGCGCTCGGTGTCTACCACTGGCCACCATCCGTTTGAGGTCTTGTTGCCGACCTCGTATCGGCGATCGGGCTCCGTGCCCCCCTCTGAGGGAAGCGGGGCGACGTCGGCCCCGGCCGCCTCATACGCTTCCGCAATTGCCGGGTCGTCGGTGTAGACGATGCCTGCCGGCTCGGTCTCGCCGCTCCAGTATTTGGCGCACCGGAGCCGGGGCGGGCCGTCGGGGACCGCCGGCGGTTCGGCATTGCGGGTCGGGAGGTATAGAAGCGGGCGCATGGCGGTGTGTGTAGCACAAAGAAGAGCGGAGGGGGCGCTGCGCTTACGCGTGCTCCAGCACGACGCCGGGGAAGTCCTTGTAGTTGTCGACCACAGGGTCCCAGTTCGAGCCCGTCCCGAGGGCAGAGTCGGTCGGGTTGCGGCCGCCGTTGGTTTCGTCCCAGCTAAAGCCCTTCATGGAAAGCGTAAAGTCGTGCTCCCCCTGCATCTCCACGTACACGTTCTCCTTCCCAGTCTTCAGCTCCTCGTACATGCGAAGCGTGCGCGTCTCCTGCACCTCAAACGCCATTTCTTGCAGGAGCACCGTGTTGTAGCTGTCCGTGCCCGTCGTCACGCCGTCGGTGTTGACGAGGCTTTCAGAGTCAGTCACGACCACGATACGCTGGAAAGAGCCGGGGCTTTCCTGGTAGATGGTGGCGAACTCGGTCTGGTCGCCACTGGACGAAATGTTGTTGCCCACCAAGTCGTTGAACGCCTTGGAGTGCATGATCATCACGTTGATGGCCTGCCGCCGGTCGCCAAACGCCGCGAGCGCATCGTTCATGCGCGTGTGGTTCAGCGTGTTGGAGGCCGAGCTGCTCTTGTCCACGTACACGTCGCTCTGGTTGGAGAGCGCCGCCACGAGACACAGAAGCGCCGTGTCGGTGTAGTCCTTCGCGACGTCCTCCCCCGCCTGGTTGCCGATCAGGACTGACATCTCTTCCCGCGACAGATCGGCGTCGCGAAGGCTGTCAATCGTCTGCGCAATCGGCTCCGTCCCGCGCTTTACGCGAACGTCGATGTCGTCGGACTGCGTGAGCTCCTGCGGGTTCTTGTCCGCAAGCGAGGTGTCGTCGCGCCGCTTCGACAGGTTCTCGAAGCGGTCCACGAAGCGGGTCTTTTGGAAGTCAGACGTCGACTGCTCCGTGATCAGTTCGAGGGCCCCGCCAGAGTTGGCATTGAACACCTCTACGTTTTGGTCGAGCGTCTCCCGGAGACCGGCGTTGAAGAACTCCGGCCGAATGATGATGTTGTTCGAGTCACCGATAGCCATGGGTCAAACTGAAGTTATGTACAAAGCGCGATGCCCCGGGAGCGCGCCGAGGACAGTTAGGAATGCTCTGCCTTAATAGCGTCGACTTTCTCGTCCAGGCTCATGTCGCTGCGCTCCTCGGCGGAGAGGTCGGACCACGATTGACTACCGCCCGAGCCGCTGCCGCCAAAGCCTGAGCCTTTCGTCTTAGGGGTGTCCGCGCGGTACTCGTCCCACTCGTCTCGCTCAAAGTAGTCTTCGAGCGTCGCATACGTCGCGTCAGAGTCGGGGGGCGCGGGGATGCGGTTCCCGTCGTCGTCCAGCGGCACGAGCGTCCCGTCGTCGGTGCGCTCTGTGCGGCCGTCCAGCATGGCGTGAATCGGTGCTTTGCCCGTGGGGGCGTCGAGGAACCGAGAATCAATGTCGGCCTCGCGAGCCGCCTGCTCTACCGACTGCCGCTCACTTTTTTGTTGCAGCGTGTCGAGTTTGTCGGTGGCTTCACTGAGGCTCGTTTTTAGCTTCTCGTTCTGCGCCTGTAGCTTCTGCACGCGCTCGTCGTCGGTGCCGTGCTCGTCGAGCACGGCGTTCACGAAGTCGTCGTCGTCCAGAAGCTCATCGCGGGCGTCGTCCCGGTCGATCTTGCCCTTTGTGCGGCGATGCATCTCTTGCTCAAAGTAGTCTTTGCGGAGGTAGTCGCCGCCCGGGCCAATCTGGTCGTCGGAGAGAACGCGCACGTCGTCCCCAAGCTCGTCCTCAGAGACCTCGATCTCGCGAGTCTCGCCGTCAATGTCTTTCTCTACCGTGTATGCCATGATGGAGGGGCCGTGGAGGCCGCTGTGATGAAATACGCGCTTTGCTGTATGAGTAGCGGTAGCGGGCCGCTACGACGGCTCGGCACGCGCGGTGGGGAGCCCGTCACGCTTCCCGGTGCGCTTTACACGCCCCTTCGGCCCTGCCGGGCGGGCGCCTGCGGGCGGGACAGGCAAATAAAAAAAAGAGGCGCTCCCCCGATCGCTCGGAGAAACGCCTCATCAGGCTTGTGCCACCGGGGCAAGCGCCTGCGGTGGCAGTCAAATGTGTGCACTACTGGCGCCGTGCAAGCGCGTGTCTATTTATTCGTCCCCTATGCCACGGGCGTGGCGGTGTCAAGTTTCAAGATACTACACCACACCCATTTGAGTGCATGCATGCTTACATCATGCGTGCACCGATGCTCAGATCAGCAAGCCAGTCCACAGCCATAAAGCTGAGTATCGAAATCACGAGTGCCGCAAGCGAAGTCCACCAATGGCCGCGGAATAACATGCCCCCACAAGTAGCCACCCCGCCAACCGCTGCGCCCATCGTTATTACTCCGAGGGCCTCCAGAATAGCATTTTTTAGGCATCGCATATCGGGTCAAAAGCCTGCAGGGTTTAGCCGGGGGATACACGGACTCCTTCGTAGTGAGAATGCGAGTTCAAAACGAGTATTCTCTCCGGAACACCACTGGCGAGGCTCTGTTGATTGACCAATGCCAATCAACAAAGAACCATACCGCAGAGGCCGTCACGCCGTCCACGCGGTGAAGTATCACTTCGTGTGGTGTCCAAAACGCCGGGCGAGTGTGCTTAAAGGAATGGTCGCAAACCGTCTGGAAGAGGTACTTCAAGAAGTGGCCGAAGAGCACGGCTGGCAGATAAACTCCCTGGCGATTCGTCCCGATAACGTCCACCTGTTTGTTCAGGCAGATACTCGTCACGCTCCCTACCAAATCATTCACCGATTTAAGGGAACGAGTGCCCACATATTGAGAGAGGAGTTCGATCATTTGCATCGGCTTCCTTCTCTCTGGACGCGGAGCTACTTCGTCTCCACGACCGGTAAGGTAAGCGAGTCGGTCGTAGAGCAATACATCGAAGATCAATCCTGACGCATGTACCTCACTCGCAAATTCCATATTGAGGGCACCCAGCAGCTTGAGCGGCTGTCCCGTTCGTCTGCGGGTCTGTGGAACGACACCTGCAAGTGGTACTGGCGCACCGTAGATCGACAAGACCACTGGCTCAGTAAGACGGCGATGCGACGGTGGCACTGCAAGGGTCACGACGAGCTTCCGTCGCAGACGGCCCAGGAAGTCGCCGAGCAGTTTTACGAAGCAGTCGGGTCCTGGCACGACAACGACCGTAAGGGCAATCCGCCTCGCCGCTGCGACAAAGAGTACAACGTGCTCCGCTGGACCTACCAGGGTGTCACGCTTCGAGATGACGGCGTACTCCGGTTGTCCACGAAGCGCGGAGAGGATTCGATTCTGATTGACTGGCCTGTCGATAGGGAGCCCCGCACAGTCGAGATCGGGAAGACCTCCGATGGCTTTGTCGTCCGTGCTCAGTATGACACAGAGCCTGTCGACCGAACGACTGGAGACAAGGTAGCTGGAATTGATCTCGGGGAGAAACACCTCGCTGCTGTTTTCACGGGCGACGATGCGTTTACGATCAACGGAGGTGAGCTTCGAGCCCTCCGACACTACCAGAACAGTCTCAAGGCTAAGCTCGATGCAAAGATCGACCGCAAAGAGCCTGGGTCGAACCGCTGGAAGAAACTCGTCCAGTCGAAGAACAAGCAACTGAATCACATCGACAACAAGATCACGGACCTCCTTCATAAACTGAGCCGAAAGGTCGTGGAGATGCTCCTTGAGCGACGTGTCTCTGCGATTGCAATCGGCGATGTTCGCGGCATCCGTGATCGGATCGACTACGGCAGCCAAATGAACCAACGGCTGCACCAGTGGGCCTATGGCGAGTTTGCTCGGATGATCGAGTACAAAGCCAAGCTCGCCGGAATCACGGTCGAACGAGTTGACGAAGCCTACACGTCCCAAGAATGTCCACAGTGTAGTCACCGGAAGAAGCCATCTGGCCGGAACTATATGTGCAGCGAGTGTGGTTTTCATGGACATCGTGATGTTGTAGGTGCCGCGAACATCAGGCGACGATACGTCGCCAAAAGGAAGTATGTCGGGTCTGACGATCAGAGCCGTCTACCTGGGGTTATGGCTTCCCCCTCGGGAGTGAGGTTTCACCCTCATCTCTCGTGTAGCTCGCGGAGCGAACGTAAGGCCGACAGGCAGTTCGTGTAGAACGCGAAGAATCTCCCGGCTTCAGCCGGGGGAGAAGTCAAAGACGGCGCTATCAGCCTCTGACGCAACGGTGCTCATCCTTGCTCCGGCCTCGACAGCCGCCTCGGCCTTCTCGTAGACGTCGGCCGACACGTCTTCATCAATGAATGCTTCCCCGCAGGTGTCGCATACGTCGGCGGGGACGTCCTTGAAGACGATCGTTGCCTCACCGCGCTCTAGAGTGAGCGTCGTTGTCCCCCTTCGGAGCGTGCCGGCCGGGCACATGGGGCACTGAGTATCTTCACTCTCCGGGGTAATCTTGCTTCTCTCGGAAGTCATCGGTCCAAAGGTCAGGGTCGGGTTCGTAGACGGTGAGTACGTATGTGATGCCTGCCCGGATTCAAGGTCCGAGGCGGGGTTTAGCGGAATCGTGTGGTCATGAGTGACCAATTTGATCAGCAAAATCCAAGCGCTGCACCTCCCCGTCGCTCCCCACCAGCACATACCGCCCGTCCCCACGCATGGTCCGGTCCGCTTCCGTCAAAATGCGCTGCACGTCGTCCGCGTCCAGTGCGTCGTAGGCTGCCGACAGCAGCCGTGCAATCTGCTTCCGGTTCTGGGATGGGTTTGGCATGCGCTACCAGTGCTGTTCGGTGTTGCCGTCGACAATGTCGAGCGTCGCGCCGCCGGCCAACTCCGTGCTGCGAGTGGCGAGGCGTTCAAAGGCGTCCAGGTACCTGAGCGGGGCGGACTTATTGCTCACAGCGTTGGTTTTTGTGGTGGGTAGATGGCGTCCAGTCAGGGCGGGCGATGCCACTTGTGCGCAGGATGCGGCGCGGGACGTTCAGTGCGGCCGTGCCGTAGATGGCGAGGGGGACCCCCTCGTAGCGCAAGGCCTGCAGCCGGCGCACGTAGCGGCGGTAGTACCGGCGGCGGCGTTCCGTGCGTGTGCCGGGCGGCGTCGGGAACTGCTTTCGGCTCGGGCTGTCGTTGCGCTGCAGCACGGCTGGGTCTACACGCTCAGAAAACGAGCGGTGCCACTGAGCCTCGGGTCGCACCACGGCCGTAAAGACCACTCGGGGCGCGAGGCGGCGCCAGAGTGGGAGCACGTACGGCAGCCAGTAATACCCAACGTCGCCCACGTAGCGCCCGCTCTGCGCCTCTAACCACTCCACGGCCTGCCGCACGGCCTGCTCCTCTGTGGGCCACGGCTGGGCGAAGGGCGTGCCTTCATGTGAGACGCGTGCCCCTTCGCAGCCATGTAGCAGCGCCGCAAGCGACGTGGTGCCGCTCCGCGGCGGGCCAAGGCCAATGATGTAGGATGGGCGCTGCATGGGTTAGGGCGCCTTGAACGTCCGGGAACGACAATGCGGGTGAAACGGCGGAAACACGACCCCTCGCTCGGCGAGCTCGTCTGCCGTGAGGCCTTTGATCGTGTCGGCGTCGAGCCACGGGGCGGCCTCCTTCACCACCTCGGGGTCGTCGGCGTCGAGGAGACGGTCCCGCGTCTGCACGGCCGCAGATACAGGGAACGTCATGCCATCAAGGTGGCGGCAGATCTCTGAGGTGCGCCGGTCGAGCACAGCATCAATCTGGTACGCCTCCACGCCCGCTTTCACGTACGCCTCTACTCGCCCAAACTCGCGGCTGCGCGTGGTGACGTGGTTGCTCATTAGCTCCCAGTACGTCTGAGACTCCCCAAACTCCGGTTGAAATTCCTCCCGAAAGATCTCCCCGGCCCGGCGGCGCCCGAGCCCGTCGCCCTCCCCGATCACCTCTTTCGCCTTCTCCTGCAGACGCCCGCGCACCTGTCGGTCGTAGTGCGTGCGTATCCAGTACATCATGTCCTCTTCTAGCGCGCGACGGGCGCGGCGGTCGGTAACGGTGATGTTCTGCGCTACCTCAATATCGACGGCCTCTTGCCCAGTCGTGTACGAGGCGGTGATGCTCTGCGCCACAGCCTGCCCCACGCGCTGCGCATAGCGCCGCTGGAGCGTAGGCTGCAGTCGCTCCAGGACCTGCGCCACATCCACTGCGCCCTCCTGCGCCTCCAGCTCATCGAGCGCGACGCGGGTGGCCTGCTGGGTGGCCTGGTCCCACTCCTCTACGAGCACCTGCCGCAAGAGCTGCTGCACCTCTTCTGAGCGGGCGATTTCCTCGCCCGCCGCAATGGCCTGCAGCTCCTGCAGCGCGTCCAGACCGGTGGGCTCCGTCTCCATGGTGGGCAGTTACGTGTCAGGTCAGCTACGTGTCAGACTGTTGCGAGGCACCAATGCGGTCGCGCAGTTGCTGCAGGGCGCCGCTGCTTTGCCGGCGCGACGGGCGCACCGCCACGGCGGTACTGAGGGCCTCCCGATCGGCAATTTCGACGCCGAGGTCCTCGATGATGGAGGCCGCGGCGTTGGTAAGCGTGCCTTGGTCGGCGGGAACCGCATTGGAGCCAAACAGCGTCTCTGCTTTTTTCTGTGCAAGGGCCTCTGGGTCCGTCGGCGTGTACTCCGTGGACCGCTTCGCAGCAGGAATCCCCCACTGGTCCGGCGCGCCCGGCGCTTCAATCTGCGCCATCAGGAAGCGGATACGATTGTCGATGTCGTCGGCCTTCTGTGAGAGGTGCTGCAGAAACGCCTGCCGGCCGTTGGCATCGCGCTGCCGAATCTCCGTGGCGGTCGACTCCCGCGCCACATCGTTCAGCTGTTGGAAGCTGCTCTTGTAGTACTCCGCAGCCTCGGCGTGGTACATCTCCCGGGCCTGCTTCAGCGCGCCCCAGTCGAGGATTTCGTATCTCCAGTCGCCTTGGAGCACGTTTTGGCCTTGCAGGAGCGCGTCTTTGGTGTTGTCGAACTCTTGATCATCTACGTCGCCCACAAGGCGCGGGTGGGAGGCGATTCGCCCTGCCATGCGGATGTCCGAGAGCAGGTTGAAGAGGTACTGCTCCCCTTCCGCCACCTGCCGGACCACATCGCGGGGCAGCCCCAGGTTGACGCGGAAGAGGGGGAGTACCTCCTGCTCTTGATCCGGCGTCGCGTAAAATCGATTCTCCCACTCTGCACTCTCTTCTTCAAGGCGGGCCCCCTCCGCATCGTAGCGGTCGTAGCCTTCGGTGTGGTAGTGGATGTACTGCTCCTCGGTGTCGTGTGCCTCTTTGATGCTACCCCTCGTACTCACCTCTTCTTTCACGATCACATCCGTGAGACGCCCGCCCTTGCTGTAGGTGTCGACGATGGCCGGGAGAGCGACGACGTGCGCTGTAGGGCGCTGCAGGCCCTCTCTAGTCGGGCCCTCCACCAGCACCCATACGCCCGAACGGCCGTCCAGGCTGGAGTTGAGCATCATGCGGGTCAGGGCGTTCGTCATGAAAGACGACCACGAGACGCCGCGGCCGTTGACGTCGGCCGTCACCTGGTCCGCTATGCTCCCATTCTCCGAAGGGTCGCCGAGGGGGCCATTCCCGTCCTCGTCCGCCCAGCTATCCACCTCGTAGCCTGCAAGCTGAACGGCGCCCACTTGGCGGTCGACGATTTGCGCGAGGTGGCCCGGCTGCCGGCTCAGGCGGGCACGCTCGTAGAAAGCCTGCGTATTCTCCCCTTGCGCGCGGCGGAAGAGGTACTGGCCGAGATCTGGTTCGGGATCGAACTGCGTCCCCTCGTATTCTTCTGAGAGCCGCTGGAGGCGCGCCAAATCATCCTCCGCAATTTCCTCCGCCCGCTCCCGTGCCTCGTAGAGCGCATCGCCAGTGTAGAGGTCGCGCACAAAGGTGCGCCGCTCCATCACCGCGTCGTAGCCATCGTAGTGCTCTTGGCTCCAGTGTCCCATGTGTGCAGGGGTGATCTGCGAGTGTCAAAGGCGAAATCAAAGCGGCAGACTTGCCCCGCCGCGAGTGCGCTTGGAGGAATCAAGCATCAGCTCGGTGAGGGCCCACCCGTAAACGGCTGCATCCCCATCGTCAGGAGAGCGCCCGAGCCGGTTCTGAATGCCCCAATTTTTAGTGCGGCCACGCTTGGGCTCTACCTCCACAGTGTCACCGCTTTGAATGCGGTAGCGAGGCGCACAGAGATCTTCCAGCAGCTGCTGTGGGCAGCACTTCGCTAGCGAGACGCGAGTCTCTTCCAAGGCCTCGCGAAGCACCCACCACATCTGTGAGCGCAGATTCTTATACCGGAACTCGTCTTCGCGGCCGCTTCTACCGCGCCCTTCCCGGGGGGCCGGCTTCCCTCCCGACACGATCTCAGTGACGGGATAGCCATCCTCGTGGAGGCGATCAAGCACACCGGCCCCGACCCCGACCGCATCAACGCCGACATTTTCCGCCCCAATATTTTGGCGGGCGATGCGCGTCCCGACCGACGCTGCGGTGCCTTGAGTATCATCGTCATCCAAGCGCTCTAAGCTAGTGAGACAGTTGCCAGTCCAGTAGGCGAGCACAGTGTCGTCGTCCCCAAAGCGCGCCACGTCCACCCCAAGGCGCTGCACGCCGCTTTCTGGCTCTACCTCAGTGGCGCGCTTCACCCATTGGTATGGGATGACCTGGTCTGGGTCGTCGACGATGACGAGCTCGCCTCGATCATACGCGGCGGCCATCGCGCCTCCGAGCCTTGTAAAGGCGCTCGTATACCCCTCCCCCACGTAGGGGTTGTCTTCGTGGGTCGTGTGCTGCACATAGACGTCTTCCCCGTAGCGGCGCGCCTCGTGGGTCGGCAGGTCCGTATCCGGCACCCCGAGGTACTCAAAGATGTCTTTCGCCGCGTAGGTCGGATTGAAAGTGAGCACAATGGCGGGGCTCATCTTAGGGTCGACGCCCCGAAGTCGAAGGTCAATTTGCGCTAGATCCGGCTCTTTTTGCTCCGACTGCGGGAACTCCAGCTCCGTTGCTTCTTCGACCCATATCCGCGTGATGCCAGCCGCCGACTTCAGCTTTTCTGAATCGTCGAGGCCTGCATGGATGATCTTCCCGCCCCCTGGAAAGTCGATTCGCATCTCAGTGTTGTTGATCCCGACAAGGTGGGTATGCCCGTAGGCGGCAATGATGTCCTTGTAGAGCTGGAAGCACGAGTTGCGACACGTCTTCTGCACCTTTCGAAGCGTGAGCACTCGCCCCCCGTCCTCCGCTGCGTGGCGGATCATCTTTTGGGCCGCTGCGACGCTCTTGCCACTACCAGACCCCCCATACGGAACTTGGTAGCGCTCGTTAGCGCGGAAAAACGGCTCAAATGTTGGGTTCCACTCATTCATTGTTGGCGGTATCCTCCTCAAGAGGTGGCCCCCACCGAATCGGGCCGCCGTCCGGCCCACTGTGCTCATGTTCTTGCTTGTGGTTAAATTCCCCGTGCGCCTTCAGAATCTTTTCCAGGGCCCGCTGCGCGTCGTAGAGCTTCAGTTTTGGACGGCCGTCCTCGTTCCAGTGGATTGCCTTGATGATGCCGCCCCCATGCTCCAGGACAGCCTCTCGGTCTAGAGTAAGCGCCGTCCTCTCACTGCCATCATCATCGATGTACTCGACCACCTTGAAGAAATCTGAGACATCCGACCGAGCGATGTCGGCCATGCGCTTCGTCGCCTCGGCAGAAGACATGGCCAAGTCCTCAAGCCGCGCCTCCACCATCTGGCTGATGTCGGGGTCGCTGAGGAGGCGACTAGCTTGCTGTGCTGCTGTGCTTTCTGCATACCCCGCCTCACGCGCCGCACGAGCCCCGTTGAAGTGCTCGCAATAGGCTTCAACAAATCGTCGATGCCGAGCCGTGATGCTCTTCATACCTTAACGAATATTAACTTACCACGTCACCCGAACCGGCCGCCACCGAACCCCCACTGCCCACCCACGCCGATCAGCGCCGATTGTGTACCCCCCCGTCACGGTCCAATCGCGCCATCGCAGCCCCGCCCCAAGGGCCGCCTCTAGCCCCCAGGGGGTCGTCCGAATCTCCGTCTCGGGCCACAGCGCCCACTCTGGGCGGGGCACGTCGTAGGCGTACTCACGCCCCGCTCCGCTGTGCGGGTCGATCGTGGATAGGGTTACCTGTTCGGACCCCACGGAGAGGCGCGGGCGCCCGCTCGTCAACGGTGTAATGGCGTAGGGCGGGCCAGCCGACTTTTGTAAGGAGCGCGCCGATCTCATACCCATCTGTGAGCGCCATTCCTCGACAGTGTCGGCTGAGGTCTTCTTCCCCTGTGCTAATGGAGCTTCGGATGTCCTCGATAGTGAAAGCCATCTCGGCACCTTGATGCAGTCTGTGCGAGTATCACTCGTATCGGGCGCCTGGTACTCAATCACCTCCTGCGGCGTCGTCGCATCCACCAGGTCCCCCGGCGACATCGGGGCCTCCACCCGCACCGTATCCGTATCGGCCACCACGCGGGGCGAGCTCGCGCCCTGCCCTGCGTAGTAGCCTGCTGACAGCAAGGCCAAGGCCAGCACGACCCGGCCCAGGTTGGCAGCGGTGAGAAGATCAGTCATTGCGGTCGGCATCAGTGAGCAGCGCCATCGACCCCATCGCCACGGCCGTGCCGGCCACGCCCGCCCATACCACCGACATCGGTACCCCCAT